GCGGCGGCGGCCGTCGCCAACCGGCGCCCGGTCTGGCACTTCCGCACCATCGTCTGGACCTTCGCTCTGATCGCGGCCGGCATCAACCTGTACCACGGCATCCACGCGTTCGATCTCGGCACCGCGCTCGGCACCGCGCTCGCGTCGATCGCCGGACCCGGCGTTTGGGACCTGCACGAGCACGGCCGGATCCGCAAGCGCGACGGGAAGCCGACTTGGCGCGAGCGGCGTGCGCAGGCGAAGGCTGCCAAGGCAGAGGCCGCGCGCCAGGCGGCCGAGGATGAGAAGCGGGCTGCCGAGAAGGAGGCTGCGGACAAGGCTGCGGCTGAGAAGCGGCGGCAGCTTTCCGAGCGGCGCGCGGCGCAGTTCCCGAAGGTTTGGGAGCACGCCGAGAAGCTCGCCACGGACCTCGGCGAGATTGAGGTAACCCAGGCGATCTGGGAGCGCGCCAAGCTCGACGTCGAGGGCGCCAAGCCGGGCGAGTCCGCCGAGGTCCTCCGCATGCGCAACGCCGCCGAGGCGAGGGTCGACGCGGCCCGCCAGAACAAGCCCGTCAACACGGTCAGCAAGACCACGAACGCGCAGCGTGCTTCGCAAGTGCCGCCCGCGAAGAAGACCCGCGTGTACAACCCGCCCGCGCGCCGCGGAGTACGGGTCAAGGGCGACATCAAGTACACGCCCGCAGCCAGCCGCCAAGCCTCCATCGCCGCCCGCCAAGCCGTCACGAAGAAGGACTCGCAGTGAGCATCGAGACCACCCCCAGCAGCGCCCCCGACCCGCAGTGGGAGCGCATCATCGACAGCTACCTCACCCAGCCGAAAGCGGCGCCCAACACCCCACTCGTCTACAAGGACCAGTACGAGGCAGACCGACCGACCTGGACCGACTCCGCCCGCACCATCGCCGAGCGCACCAACCGCATCGCGAACGTCGCGCTGCTCCCGCACACCATCCGCGGCTATCGACAGCTGGGCCGCCGCTGGGTCGAGCGCTTCCACGACGACTACCCGCAGATGATCGCTTCCACGAACCGAGCCATCCGGCAGGCCGCCGGTGACGTCAACCAGGAAGCCAGACTCAAGGGCCACCGCGAGCAGCTGCGAGCCGAGTACCGCCGGCACCGCCTCCTCTACACCGGCAAGACCGCGGGCGTGGCGGGCGCGATCACCGGTGGCGTGAGTTTCGGAGCTGTCACCGGCAGCCTGTGGATCGACCTGATGGCCGCCCTCGGAGCTTGGGGGTTCGGAGCTTTCCACGGCCGCGACCGCAGTGAGCCCAGCACGGAGGCGGTGCTCGGTCTGCCCGCCGAGGAGACGGTCCGCGTTCATGGCTCGGTCACCTTGGATGACCTGCCCGAGGGTGCGAAGCCGTTTCCGATTCGCCGGGCCGAGACGCCGGAGCAGGCAGCGGTATGCGTGCTGCTGGCGATGGTCGCCGAGAACGTGCCGGTCGTTGAGGTGTGGGATGTGGTCCGGCAGCCGTGGGGCTGGCAGTGCACCGTCCGTCAGAGTGAAGGCACCCCCGAGGCGATCATCAAGGCGGCAGGCGACCTGGAAACCCGCCTGGACCTGCCGACCAACGGGGTGCGCCCCCAGCCCATCCTGGAGCGTCGCGCCTGCACCATCATGCGGTTCGTCGACGGTGACCCGTTCGCCACCGCGCCCGGCCTGCCGTACCGCGCCCCCAAGTCGATCAGCATCACCGAGAAGTCGCGTATCGGCACGTCAGTTGGTGGCGACTCGCTGGAAGCGGCCTTCGCCGGGGTCATGGGCCTCGTAGTCGCTGCGTCCGGCGGCGGCAAGACCGGCATGCTGCAGGCGATCGGCGAGGTCACCACCGCCTGCTGCGACAACATCACGATCGATCTCGACCCGCACGGTGACGGCCTGGAGGACCTGCACGACGCGGTCCGTGTCACCGCCCGCAGCCACGAGCAGATCGAGGCGGTGCTGCTGTTCCTGCTGATGCTGTCCAAGGGCCGGGCTCGGCTGCGCGCGAAGCTCGGCATGGGCAAGAAGTGGAAGGTCAGCAAGGAGCACCCCCACATCACGGCGATCTTCGACGAGTTCCCGAAGGGATCCGAGTTGGCGAAGAAGCTTGCCTTCGATCTGCTCCTCGTCGGCCGTAAGGAAGCCGTCACCCTGATCATCGCCTCGCAGGGCGGCACCACCCTCTACCTGGGACAGAACATCGCCCAGATGATCGCCCTGAAGGCCGTCGGCCCCTGCAAGGTTGGTGACACCCGGGCAGTCTTCGGTGACGGCGCCGTCGGCGAAGGCTGGCTGCCCCACAAGCTGTCCCCGGCCACCGACACCGACCCGAAGGACGCAGGACACATCTACATCCAGGGCGTACCCGGCAGGCCGGACGAGCCGATCGAATACGCCGTCCACGAGACGCCGTCCGCGACGCTGCGCAAGCTCGCCGAGGAGCGGCTCAAGGCCGGGCTCGTCGAGCCCGACCAGGACAGCCTCGACGCCATGCGGACCGTCGATCTCCCCGAGTACGTCGAGCCGGTCTACGACAACGAGGGCGTCATCAAGAAGGCGGCCCCGGTTGAGCTCCTGACGTGGGAGCAGCTGCTGAAGCTGTGCGGCGCCGAGCCGCCCGCGGGAGCGGAGCTGACCGGTGGCCCGGCTCGAGCGGCTGTCGAGGACTCGGTCACCGTCATGGAGAAGGCGGGCGTCGACCGGATGAAGACCGAGACGCTGTTCGCCGCCGTCCAGGACTACGACCCCGACGCCTACGGGCAGATGGGTGTCGACGAGTTCCGGGCGCTGCTGAAGAAGGCCGGCGCCGGCGCGCCGATCACGCTCGGTCAGATCGGCGAGGAGAAGAATCCGCGCGGCTTCAAGCGTGATCGACTCCGCCACCTGCTGTGACCGTTACGCGAAGAATGCACCCCTGATCAGGGCCTGCTCAGCCCTGATCACGCCACAAACCCGCAGGTCACAGCTGCTCAGCCCGCCGCTCAGGGCCTGCTCACCGTCTGCTCTGAGCAGCCCGTGAGCGGCCCCGAGAGCGGCCCTGACCTGCACGTTTATCCGCTGAACAGCCCTGAGCAGCAAGAACAAACCATCACAAACCTGAAACGGAGAAGACCCATCATGTCCAAGTCCTGGAGCCCCGCCGAGGCCAAGAAGTTCGCCAAGCAGGCCCGCCTCAACACCCCCTACTACGTCGTCTACAACATGGCGACCAACCTCGCCCCCTACGAAGACGCGCAGACGTACAGCGAGATCGTCTTCACCGAGCGGCGCCCCTTCACCAACACCCCCAGCTCCGGCTCCATGGACGCCGTCCAGTTCTGCCGGAACTACGGCCCCGTCTACGACACCCCGCCCAAGGGCCTCCGCAACATCGCCGCCCCCCCGCGCCAGGTCGCCGGGCCGCTCGGCGGCAACTACGAGGGCGTCCTCGACGAGGCCGAACTCCGCGGCCTGGAGAAGCAGGTCGCGCAGGGCAGCGACCCCAAGAAGCGCCGCTGGTTCGCCTAACTCAACCGGGGCGCCCCTCCAGCCTGCCAGCACACAGGGGCGCCCCACCCCACCCCGCCCGAACCCAACCGAACGAGGAGATCCTCATCATGCCCCGACACCTGACCGACCAGCAGTGGGAAGCACAGAACGGCAACCTCTCACCCGCCGAAGCGACAGCGCAGGGCCTGTGCTGGCACTGCTCCGGCAAAGGCGTCCTCTACACCGCTTTCGGTGGCGTCCAGCGCACCGTCGCCTGCCCCGAGAAGTGCAACAACGGCAAGGCCCGATCATGACCGCCAAGACCCTCACCCAGCCCGCGCCGGCCGCCGCGAAGCAGCTCACCTTCGACGAGCGCCTCGCCCTCGCCGTCCTCGCCGTCGACGCCCGCACCACCACCCAGCCCTTCAACCTCGCCGACGTCATCCGGATCCCGGAAGCAGTCCCGACGAAGCTCACCCCCACTGCGGCCCCGTGCCCGTACAGCACGCCGATTGCCGGCCTGCTCCACCGGGCCCGAACCCGGCTCGAGCGAGACGGCTGGTGCCGCGACAACCTGTACGACGAGCAGGGAGCCATCTGCCCCATCCGCGCCATCCGCCTCGAAGCCCACACCCGCGGCCAGGCCGACGACGCCTGCGTGCTGCTCCTCGAAGCCATCCAACGCGACTTCGCCGGCGCAGAGACGATCCCCTCCTGGAATGCCGCGCAGACCAGCCCCAAGCCCGTACTGCTCGCCTTCGACCGAGCAGCCGAACTCGCCCACGCCCGCACCCTCTGACGAATGGAGATCCTCGCTGCCGCCGCCGACTACCAGCCCCGCCCCTGGGCTCGGTAACCATCCATAGCGAAGGCCCCGCACCGGATGTCCGGGCGGGGCCTTCGTCATGCGGTGGGCTACTCGTCGTCCAGGCGCTCGGTCCGCGTCCGGGAGTCGCCGTTGATCCGCGTTGCGATACCGCGCGCTCGTTCGTGGTTCACCCCAGCCCAGCGTCCGATCTCCCGGAACGACTTGCCATCGAGGCGCGCGGCGGCGATGTCCTGGTCCAGCGCTTCCTTTGCTCGTTTCAGTGCGTCGGCGCGGCGTGCGAGTTGCTTCTCCCAGTCGGTCATGTCGCTGATGGTCTCACGGTTGGCGTCTGATTCCTAGACGAGTTTCGTCTACGGGCTAGACAACGGGATCACCCTCCGCCTATTCTGTAGACGTCTAGAAAATAGACAGCACCGAAGGGGAGAGCCCAGATGATCGCCGCCAACCGCACCCGCCGCGCCACCATCCGCCAGCGCCGGGCCGCCACCCGCCGCACCTGCCGAGCACACCGCGCTCTCGCCACCGGCACCCCCCAGCCCGGCCGCACCCACCTCGTCGCCGCCGGCCTCGACGACCACACCGCCAAGCGGTTCGCCGGCGCATTCTCCCGCGGCATCACCGCCGACGGCACCCGCGAGACCCGCATCAAACTCAAGGCCAGGGTGCGCAAGACCGTCCAGGTCAAGCTGTTCTCGGCCCGCACGTTCGCCGCACGCCTCGCCACCTACCGCCCCCGAGACAAGGCCGCCGCCGCACTCTTCGCCCGTCTCGCCCTCGCCGCCTAAACGAAGGAACCCCGCCGTGGCCCCCATCAACCCCCACCTCACCCCCACCACCTACGCGGCAATCAAGCCCGGCGACCGCGTCGTGAACGGCTTCCTCAACCCCACCCGCGACGACGCCCACCTCCACGCCCGACCCGTCGCCGAAATCGTGCGCACCTACCAGACCACCGGCTTCGACGACCACGGCATGCGCGGCGGCACACCCCGCCTCACGTACTACGACTACGAGGTCATCGTCTGGCGCGACACCAACGGCAGCCTGTTCGAAGACCGAGCCGACGAAGCCGTCTACATCGTCCCCGCCGCCTGACCCCACCGCACGCCAGAGGCCCGCCCCCCGCACCGAGCCCCGTCCCGGTCCACCCGGAACGGGGCTCACCCATGATCAGACACACTGTCGCCCATGAGCAGCTACCCGGCGCGCTGCCCCGCCCGCAACCTCAACGGACGCATGTGCTCAGCCCCCGCCGGACAAGGCACCCAACACCCCGGACTAGGCACCTGCATATGGCACCGAGGCGCCAACCGACACGTCGAGGAGGCATGGGCCATGGCCAGCGAGATCGCCGCCGAACAACACATCACCCCACACGAAGCACTCCTCAACCTCGTACGCACCGCCACCAGCCGCGCCGCCTGGGTCGACGGCGTCATCGCCCAACACATGCGCGACCACGTCGAGGCCGGCGGCGACCCACTCAAACCCCCAGGCTCGTTGAATCCGTGGCTCGCCCAGTCCCGGCTGGAACGCAAGCTCGCCGCAGGCACCGCGAAGCAGGCCGTCGACGCCGGCGTGATGGCCGCGCTGGAACGGCGCCTCGATCTGGAGGGTGAGCTCGTCGCGCACGTCCTCGGCGGGGTGCTGGATTCCCTCAACCTCGACCATGAGCAGCGGATGGCGGCGCTCGGGACGGCGCAGCAGCTGCTGCTGGAGGCGGGCGCTTCGGCCGTGGGCTGACAACCCCGGAATGATCATCAGGGGGGTGCTGGCAGCCTGCCGCGCATGAGGCTTGACAGGACAGGTAACAGCGTTCCCTGAATGCGCAGTTCAGGGCCTATGCGGCTGGTTTTGTGGGACAATTTGAATCAACCCACAAAACCAGGAGGGGCTATGGCGAGTAGCGTCAGGCGGGCTACGGAGCGAGTAACTGTCACCTGCCCGTGCGGGACCGAGTTCTCCGTAACACGAAAGCGATATGAAGCAGGCCGCGGACGCCGGTGCTCAAAGGCATGCCAATACCGTTTCATGCAGCGGCCGTCAGGGCTGAAGTACAACAAGGTCAAAGAGAACCCCACCAGCTTCCGGCCTGGGCATACGCCCTGGAACAAAGGGCTCGCCCTTCCGTCTCCTTGGAACAAGGGGCAGAAGACTGGTGTCATACCGCCCAATGCGTTCAAGGCTGGAGAGAAGGTCGGAGAGGCTAATCCCAAGTGGCTTGGGGACAACGTTGGGTACGGCGCTCTGCACGCCTGGATCGACCGCAACAAAGCGAAGACAGGCGTCTGCTCGAAGTGCCGGAAAGATGGCTCCACGGAGTGGTCTAACGTCAGCCACAAATACCGTCGAGACGTTGAAGACTTCCGCGAGCTCTGCCGCCAGTGCCATGTCACCTACGACAAGCGGTCCGGGGGGTGGGGCGTCGCAAAGTCGATCTTCCCTGGCTATGGAGCGAGGAAAGCCTGACATGCGCATTTTTTTGACGGGGGCCGCGGGCTTCGTCGGATCTCACGTCCTGCACCACCTGCTGGAGCACACGGACGCGGAGATCATCTGCCCGTGGACGCTGCGCCACCACGGCAACACCCAACGCCTCGCCGCCGCCATCGACGGCTGTCCGCCCGGCACGGCCGACCGCGTCATCACCGTTATGCACGACCTGGCGTGCCCGGTGCCCGCGACGCTCGTCGACGAGATCGGCGAAGTGGACTACGTCCTGAACGTGGCGTCCGAGTCGCACGTTGACCGCAGCATCTCCGACCCGGCGCCGTTCGTCCGCAACAACGTCGAGCTGATGCTCAACGTCCTCGATCTCGCCCGCCAAGTACGCCCGCGGATGCTGCTGCACATGGGCACCGACGAGGAGTACGGGCCCGCGTACGGCGACTACAAGCACCGCGAGTGGGACACCGTGCTGCCGTCGAACCCGTACAGCGCGTCGAAGGCGGCGCAGTCCGCTCTGGCGACCGCGTGGTGGCGAACATTCGGGGTTCCGGTCGTCCTCACGCGAACGATGAATCTGATCGCTCCCGCACAGTCGGGGGAGAAGTTCGTACCCACCGTCATCCGGAAGGTGCTCGCCGGAGAAACCGTCCAGATCCACTCCAGCCCCGACGGTGTGCCCGGCTCCCGGCACTGGATCGACGCCCGCGAGTTCGGCGCCGCATGGCTGCACCTGCTGCGCACCGTCGAGCCACAGATGTACCCCGACCACGACCGGCCCAGCATGTACCACGTCGTCGGCGAGGAACGCTCGAACCTGCAGATCGCGCAGACCATCGCCGACCTCCTCGGGCGACCGCTGCACTACGAACTCGTCAGCTTTCACGCCAGCCGCCCAGGCCACGACCTCCGCTACGCCCTCGACGGGTCGAAGCTCGCCGAAGCCGGGTGGACGCCGGGCCGGCCGATCGAGGAGACGCTGACAGACATCGTGAAGTGGTATGCCGACAACCCGCAGTGGCTCGACGCGTGACCGGCATCTACCGGGCTGCGGTCGTCCCGACGCGGGACCGGCACGACCTGCTCGCCGACTGCATCAACTCGATCGTGGACCAGGTCGACCGGGTCATCGTCATCGACAACCTCTCGGACCCGCCGATCGACCCGGAGCCGTGGCACGGCAAGGTCGGCGTGGTGTCGGTGCCGATCGACCCGCCGAACATCTCGACGCTGTGGAACGTCGGGCTCGCGCTCGCCGACGCACAAGCCCACCAGCACGACGCCATTGCGTGGGACATTGCCGTCCTCAACTCCGACGTCGTCGTCCCGGCCGGCTGGGCTGAGCGCCTGTCCACCGCAATGCGCTCCACCACCGCGGTCCTCACCTACCCCGACCAGCACGGCGGACGGCAGGCGATCCTCCACACCAAGGCCGAACCGATCGACCTCCGCCAGCGGATCACCGGCTACGCCTACCTGCTCCGCGGCGAAGCGGGCCTGCGCCTCGACGAGGATCTCGCATGGTGGTACGGCGACGACAGCCTCGACTGGTCGGCTCGCGAGCAAGGCGGAGCGCTCCTCGTCCCCGGCATCCCCGTCGAGCACCGCTGCCCCAACGGCTCCATGTACGAACGCCCAGAACTCCAGCAGCAAGCCGGCCGAGACCGGGAAACCTTCCGCCGCAAATGGGGCCGCACCCCCTGGTAAGGAGCACACGTTGAAGATCGCAGTAACCGGAGGCGCAGGCTTCTTCGGCCGCGCTACCATCACCGCCGCCGAGAACGCCGGCCACGAGGTGTGGGCGTTCGACCGCACCCAAGGGCTCGACATCCTCGGCAGTCTCGACGCGCTCGCAGGCGCCGACGCCGTCATCCACCTTGCTGGCGTGCTCGGCACGAGCGAGTTGTTCGACATGCCGGAGACGGCCATCCAGGTCAACGTCGTCGGCACGCTGCGGGTGCTTGAGTGGTGCCGCCGCCATGAGGCCCGCTACGTGGGGGTGTCGATGCCGGACCCGTTCCCAAGCGTGTACACCGCCACCAAGGTAGCCGCCCGCAGGCTGGCGACCGCGTGGCATCACGCGTACGGGCTCCCCGTGTCGACGGTCCGCGCGTTCAACGGCTACGGCCCATATCAGCACTTCGGGCCCGGGCATCCGCAGAAGATCCTTCCCACCTTCGCGCGCGCCGCGTGGGAGAACCGGCCGCTGCCGATCTGGGGTGACGGCACGCAGACCATGGACCTCGTGCACGCGGACGACGTCGGCCGGATGCTCGTCGAAGCCACCGGGTTCGGGGACGACGAGACGTTCGACGCGGGCACCGGTGTGGCAGTCACCGTGAACGAACTCGCCGAGTTCGTGTTGAAGGAGACCGGGTCAAAGGCGGGCATCGAGTATCTGCCGATGCGGGCGGGTGAGGTGCCGGTGCAGATCACCGCAGGCGGTGAGGGCTGGGACCGGTTGGACTGGAAGCCGGAGTTCGATTGGGACCGGGTGGCCGAGACGGTGAGGTGGTACCGCGATGCCCGCTGATGTTGCTGTGATCACGGCCTGCTACGACGGCTACGACACGCTGAAGCCCGTACTCGCGCAGGCGGGTGTGGAGGTGGACTGGGTGTTCGTCACCGACACCGAACCCGCAGACGCCATGGGGTGGCACGTTGTCGTCGAGCCGCGCCCGGACATGCTGCCGGTGCGTGCAGCGAAGATCCCGAAGTTCGAGCCGTGGCGGTACACGGACGCGCCCGCCTCGATCTGGGTGGACGCCTCGTTCCGCGTCGTCTCCCCGGACTTCGCGGCCGCAGTGCTGGAGTACGCGAAGCCGATCGCGCAGTTCGTGCACCCGTGGCGGTCGTGTCTGTACGACGAGGCGATCGAGATTGCCGCACTCGGCAAGGACCCGGACGGGGTGGCGGCGTGGCAGACGCGCCGGTACCGCGAGGCCGGGCACCCCACCGGGTGGGGGTTGTGGGCATCGGGCGTGATCGCGCGTCGGCACACGGCGGCAGTGCGGCGGATGGGCGCAGCGTGGGCGCGCGAGGTCGAGTCCGGGTCGGCGCGGGATCAGGTGTCGCAGCCGCATGTTCTGCGGGAGGCTCGGCTGCGCCCGGCGAGTCTGCCGGGGACGCATCTGGCGAACGCGTGGCTCAAGTACGAGGGAAGCGGAAGGCACTGATGAGCGAGCAGACACCGAGCGTGGGCAGGATCGTGCACTATCAGAGCTACGGCACCCCAGGTGGCGAGTACACGTCGCAGTGCCGGGCCGCCATCATCACGGCGGTGCATCCCAGCGAGGGCGAGGGTAGCCTCGCCAACTTCTCCGGGCCTGAGACGGTTTCTCTGGCCGTCCTCAACCCGGAGGGGATGTTCTTCAACCAGGTCTGCCGCCACTCGGAGGGCTCCCGCACGGGCGGCACGTGGCATTGGCCGGAGCGTGTCGGATGAGACTGGAGATCGGCGGCGGGAAACTCCTCCAAGCCGGATGGACCAACCTCGACCCCGCACACGGCACCGGCGACTGGCGCCGCCACGCGCAAACCGTTCCATGGCCGACGGGCGACCGCACGGTGGAAGCGATGCGCGCGAGCCACGTGATGGAGCACATCCCCGCCGGGGCCCCGCGCATAGCGGTCCTCAACGAAGCCCACCGCGTCCTGCGCCCCGGGGCGGTGTTTGAGGTCCGCGTACCCAACGCGCTGTCCGGGACGTGGCACGCGTTCGCCGACCCCACCCACGTCAGCTTCTGGTGCATCGAGAGCTTCCACTACCTCGACGGGACGAAAGCCGCCCACGCCGACTACGGGCTACGACCGTGGAAGACTCTGGAGCTCCGTATTCAGGGCGACAACGAGATCCTGTGGAAGGGGACGCCGCGGTGAGCGCACGCGATGCTCTGATGAACGCGCTGTGGGACAACTACAGGCTGGCCGAGAAGAACGCGTTCATCGACGCCCACCGGGACGAAGTGGCGCTGGAGATCGGACGCGACGCGCTACGGGACGGCCTATGGCCAACTCTGAACCGTCTGGTCGGGGAGGCGAACGCCCGAAAGCTGCTGGCCGACTTCCTCGACCAAGTCGACCCGACGAAGGGGACACCGCGATGAGTGCCCGTGATGATCTCTTGCACTGGGCCAACGAAGGACTCAAGGAATGGGGCCACGACGGCCGCGACGGCGACATCACTGCTGAAGAACTCATCGATGCCTTCGCGCACGAACTGGCCGAGCAGATCCGGCAGGACGCCGCCTCACGATGGGCGCCGAATGGCAAGGGCGTATACGCGGTCGGAGTCGAAGACGCCTTGGAAGGACAAACACGAGGAGCCGACCTCATCGACCCTGAGGCGCAGAAGCCGTGACCGCACCCGTCGTCACGGTCGTCGTGCCCTACCATCCGGCCCGCGTCAAGAACGGCATGCTCAAACGCGCGATCGACTCCGTCAACGCGCAGACCGCACCCCACCACCTCATCACCGTCGAAGACGCCGACAGACAGGGCGCCGCCGCCACCCGCCAACGCGGCCTCGATCAAGTCACCACACCCTGGACGGCGTTCCTCGACTCGGACGACGAGATGGACCCCACCCACCTGCAGCAGCTCCTCACCTGCGCCGAACAGACCGGAGCCGACTACGTGTACCCCTGGTTCCGCGTCCGCGGCGGCAAGGATCCGTTCCCCATGTTCTTCGGCAAGCCGTGGGACGACGCACACCCGCACTCCACGACGATCACGATCCTCGTCCGCACTGGACTCGCGAAGCTGGTCGGTTTCGACGGCGCGGGCGAGGACTTCCGCTTCACGAAGGGCTGCGTCCGCGAAGGCGCCCAGATCGTCCACCACCCGGCTCGGACATGGACGTGGGTCCATCACGGAAAGAACTCCTCAGGCCGTCCTGGTCGAGGGGACGCCCGCTGACCGGAACAACCAGAACCCGAGCCCGGCCACAATCCGGTCATGACCACCGAGGACCGGGCAGCAATAGCGGCACGCGCCGCCGCCCTCCTCGGCGCCCAACTCAAACCCCGCTGGCAGCCACAGCCCCACCAGATCCCGCCCCCTGGCAACTGGACGGGATGGTTGCTTATGGCCGGCCGAGGCAGCGGAAAATCGAAAGCCTGCGCCGAGTACGTGCGCCAGCACGTCGCAGGACCGGCCTGCCTGCCCGGGCCCGTGCCGCACTGGATTGCCATCATCGCCCCCACCATCGGTGACGGCGTTACCTCCATGTACGAAGGGCCCGGCGGCATCCGCAACGCCGACCCCGGCGCCCGCCTCGTCCAGGCGCCGGGCGGTACGGTCATCCGCTGGCCTAACGGCAGCCAAGCCAAGCTGCTCGGGGCCCACACGCCTGAGGACGTAGAGCGACTGCGCGCCGCGGGCAACTCGTGTCTGGCAGTCATGGAGGAGTTCGCGGCGTGGCGGTACATGGAGCAGACTTACGACCAGCTCCGCTTCGGTCTGCGCTCCGGGCCGCGCCCGCACTGGATCGCCGCGACGACACCGAAGCCGCGCCCGCTGCTGAAGCGGATGCTCGCTGGCGAACTGCCGGGCATCGTCCACACGCACGCCACGATGTACGACAACCCGCACTTGGAGCAGTCCGTCAAGGACGCCCTGGAGGACGCGTACGCGGGCACGGATATCGGCGCCCAGGAGTTGCACGGCCGTCTGATCGACGAGGTTGCAGAGGCGTTGTGGACGCGCGCCACGATCGAGGAGACCCGCGTCCGGCCCGAGGAGGTGCCGGAGCTGAAGCGGATCTCGGTCGGCGTCGACCCGTCCGGCGGGGCCGGGGAGCAGGGCATCGTCGTGGTCGGCAAGTCGGGGCTTCTACTCCCCGGCGCGTTGGCGGGGTCGCCGATGGACCCCGAGGATGCACTCCTTGTGCGCGCCCTGGCGAACGAACGTCCGCAGCATCATGGCTTCGTCCTCGACGACCGGTCGTGCAAGCTGTCGCCGGATCAGTGGGGCAGGCGGGCGGTGCAGGCCGCGATCGACTGGGAGGCCGATGAGATCGTGGCCGAGACGAACTACGGGGGCGCCATGTGTGTGGCCACGCTGCGTGCGGCGGCCGAGGCGCTCGGCGTGGACATCCCGATCCGCACCGTCACGGCAACCCGGGGCAAGGTCGTCCGGGCGCAGCCGGTTGCCGCGCTCGCGGCCCAGGGACGCTGGCACATGGCCGGGGTGTTCGAGGAACTGGAAGACCAGCTCGCCACCTGGTACCCCGAGTTGGGCTGGTCGCCGGACCGGCTCGACGCGATGGTGTGGCCTGCCTGGCAGATGAAGCTGGTGGGTACGGCTGCGCGTGGTCAGGGGTCGTTGGGGTCTGGGTTGGCCGGAAGGTCGGTGTTGGGTGGGCGCGTACGGTGAGTGGTATGGATACCTGGCTGCTGCTGGTGTTGATGGCGCTTGCGGTGTACCGGCTGACGCGTTTGGTTGTGGAGGATACGTTTCCGCCGGTGCTGTGGGTGCGGGACCGGCTGGCCGGCGGGTGGAAGCCGCTGACGGAGGCGGAGCGTGGACTCCTGTTGGATGGCGAACTGCCGATCAGCTACGGGCGGTTGGAGACGATCGACGACGGGCCGCACCGGTACGTGCGCCGAGCGTCGTGGTCGCCGCAGTGGTTGGCCGACCTGTTGTCGTGCCCGTTCTGTGCGTCGGGTTGGATCGCGGTTGGGGTGACGGGCGGTGTGTGGGCGTGGCTGTCGCCGTCGGTGCCGTTGGTGCTGCTGTTGTGGTTGGCGGCGTGGGCGTTGGGTGGGTTGTTGGCGGCGCAGGAGTGGGCGTGAGATCGTCGGGGGTGTAGAGCCACCGGTGGGGTAGCCGGTTGGGGGTAGGTGGTGGGGCCGTTCAGTTGGCGAGACTGGGCGGCCCCGCGGCATTCCCGGAATGATCTTCACGTGGCCGCGCCTACCGTGCCCTCCGAGCCGACTCACCCACTCGGAGGGCACCGTGGCCTGGTATCACGCTTTCACCCGGCGCGGCCCGCTGCCCAAGCCCGCGCTCCCCGGACCACAGGCCGTCACCGCCGCAGCCGCGCCCGTCGCCACCCCCCGCAGCGAGCTCATCCGCACTCCCGACACCTGGCAGGAAGAAGCCTGGGGCTACTACGACACCCTCGGTGAATTCCGCTACGCCGTCGACTGGGAAGCCCGCATGCTCTCCCGCGTCCGGTTGTACGCCGCCAAGCTGGAGCCCGGCGCTGACGAACCCGTACGCCAGGACGCCGGAACCGCAGTCGACCTCATGACCCAATTCGCAGGCGGCGCACCCGGCCAAGCCGCCCTCATGGAGAACCTCGCCACCCAGCTCGCAGTCCCCGGCGAGGGCTATCTCATCGTCGAGAACATCGACGGCATCGAACGCTGGTCCGTCCGCTCCATCGACGAAGTCCGCGTGGCGCACAAGCACTTCGAGGTCCTCGACGAGAACAACCCGCGTACCGGCACCGCAGGCTGGCGCCAGCTCGCGCCCGACTCGCTGCGCCCACTCAGGGTATGGCGGCCGAACAAGCGCTACCACCACCTCGCCGACTCACCAGCACGGGCCGCACGCACCACGATGCGCGAGCTGGAGCTGGTCAACCGGCACATCATCGCCCAATACCTGTCCAGGCTGGCGAGCGCCGGCGTGGTCATTTTCCCCGACGAGGTCACCTTCCCCGTCCGTGAGGAGTTCGCCGACGCGCCGGATCCGTTCATGGAGGAGTGGATCGAGAACGCGCGCACGGCGATTGCTACACCGGGTACGGCGGCTGCCACCGTGCCGATGCCGATCAAGGTTCCCGCCGAGTACGTCGACAAGATCGCGCACATCGATTTCACCCTGCGCATCGACGACAAGATCATCGAGAAGCGGGACAGCGCGATCAAGCGCCTCGCGTCGCAGCTGAACGTCCCGCCTGAGGTCCTTCTCGGCATGTCCGACCTCAACCACTGGAACGCGTGGATATCGGACGAAAACAACCTGAAGGTGAACACCGCACCCGACGCTGAACTCATCGCGGGCGCCCTCACCACCGGCTATCTCCAACCCCGGCTGCGCGCCTCCGGCGTCGGAGACTGGGCGAGCTGGGTCGTCTGGTACGACCTGTCCGAACTCACTCTCCGCCCCGACCGCTCAGACAACGCGATCCAGCTGTACGACCGCCTGGAGATCGACGGCGACGCACTGCGCCGTGAAACCGGCTTCGACGAAGGCGACAAGCCCAGCCCGGACGAGCTCGAACAGCAGGCGCTGCTGAAGATGCTGCGCGAGCAGCCCGCCAACGCGCTCACCGCGCTCGCCCGCCTCCTCGGCGACGAAGCACCACCGCCGCCTGCCGAAGAACCGGGCGCGCCCGCGGTGCAGCCCGAGGAACCAACCCAGGAGGAGCGCACACCACCTGAGCAAGGCACGCCCGCTCCTGTCGACCCCGCCGCCGCGGCCAGGGCCCGCGATGAGCGCATGGCCGAGCAGGCCCGCGCCGAACACGCCGTGCGGTTCAGCGTCGGCCGGCCCCCGGAGTTGCTGCATCCGAAGGTGTGCACGCGGCACGCCTACTCCTGTCCGTTCACGCACGCAGGGCGGCGCTTGTCGGAGATGCCGCGGCCCGGTACGTCCGGCGTGTATGAGGCCCGGTTGGACGCGTTCGGACAGTTCCGTGTAGGTGCCCCGCTGCCGCATTTGGACACGAGCGCGTTCCTTACGACGATCACGATGCCACTTTCGGGGAGGGCTAATGGGTTCGCTCACGGCCGCCGCTGACAAGATCCTGCGCCGCCAGCCCACCGACCTGGAGTTGGCGTCCCGTTGCGACTTCGCCGACATGAACGACGCCTGGCACCGGGCTGTCGATGACACGGTCGAGCAGTGGGCGCGGATCCAAGCCCGGCAGCGTGAGGAGATCACTGCCGCTGTGCAGGCCGCGGTGGATGCCGAGGACATCGACCGGCTCACCACCATGACCGTGTCGACGACCGACGCGGCGAATCTCCTCTTCGGGCGGATGCAGGCGTTCGCGCTCACCGCGGGTGAGGCGCAGCAGCGGGAGGCCGAAGCGCAGGGCGTCAGCATCCCGGAGTGGTCGCTGGACGACGAGGCGCTCACCGCGGCGGCGATCCGGGACCGGTTGCGGCAGGTGGCGACGACGACGGCCCGGCTCCTCGGGCTGGGCCTGGTGCAGTCCGCGGTCCGGCGCGCGGTGCAGCTGTTCGGGTCCGGCACAGGTGCTGAGGTGGCGGCGCAGGTGGATGAGCACCTCGCGTCACTGTCCGGCGCGCAGGTGGAGGAGCAGGTGGGTGCGGCGATGACAGCCGCGCAGAACGAGGGCCGCATGGCCGTCCTCGCCGTGGCGCCTCCGGCAACGTATGTGAGTTCGGAGGTCCTCGACCGGTCCTCATGTCAGCCATGTCGTCAGGTCGACGGCACCGAGTACGACACGCTTGCCGCCGCGCGTGCTGCGTATCCGTCTGGTGGCTACACCGGCTGCCTCGGTGGCCCGCGCTGCCGGGGCATGCTCGTCACGGTGTGGCCGCAGGACGGGGGGCAAGAGGCAGCCGGAATGATCTTGGCGGCGTCCGGGGACACAATGCCGCCGACCCATCACGAAGGAGGCGGCACCGTGCCGTACGACGTCGTACAAGACCACCCCGACTGTGCGGCCGACACGCCATGGGCCGTCACCAAGCAGGGCACCGGCGAGCTCATGGGCTGCCACGGCAGCGAGGAAAGCGCCCGCGCCCAGCAGCGTGCCCTGTACGCCGAAGAAGGCGACGACATGGACGACGAGGACATGCAGCCGCGGCGCCCCGAGAGCGGCGAGCCCGCCATGGACTACGCCGGACAGACCGCCCCGTGGGAAGGCGTCCTCGCCGTCGAAGGCATTACCACCGGCGACGGCCGCGAGTTCGCCGAAGGCGCGCTCACGTGGGCCGACCTCCCCATACCGCTGCGCTGGAACAAGGAAGACAGCCACGGCGGCGAACCCCACACCGTCGCCGTCAACGTCGGCCGCATCGACCGCATCTGGCGCGACGGCAACACGATCATGGGCGCAGGCGTCCTCAACCTCGCCGAGGACGACGGCCGCCGCGTCCACGACCTCATCAAGGGCGAGTTCCTCCGCGGTGTGAGCATCGACGCCGATTCCATCGCCGACGCTGACGTTGAACTCGTCTGGCCCGAGAACCCCAACGAGGGCATGGCCGACGACGAGGGCGACCTGTTCGAGATGCTGTTCGCGCAGCCGGAGAAGACGATTTTCCACGCGGGCCGTATCCGCGCCGCAACCCTGGTCGACATCCCCGCGTTCGCCGAGGCGTACGTGGCGCTCCTCGACGACCAGGGCGCAGTCGTTGCGGGCGGCGTCCCCTTCGGCAGCACCGCGGTGGTGGAGCAGCTGGGCGCAGTCGGCACGCACGACACCGCCACCTCCGATGGCGACTGGGACGGCCCCGCCAACGAACGGCGGCTCCCGTCACCGATGACCGTCGCGACTGCCCGGAACGCGTACGCGTGGATCGACGACGACCGCATCGAAGACGGCGAACTCGTCAAGGACGCTGCTCGTTTCATTCACCATGAGGTTGGTGCCGACGGCCGTCCGGGCGCGGCGAACCTGACGGCCTGCTCGACGGGTATCGGCATCCTCAACGGCGGCCGTGGCGGTACCACCATCCCCGCCGCGGACATACAAGGCGTGTACGACCACCTGGCCGCGCACCTGCGGGATGCGGGCCGTGAGCCGCCGGAGTTGAAAGCGGCTGCCGAAGCCGTGACTGCGAGCGTCGGGGTGTGGCAGCCGCCGGCTGAGTGGTTCGCCGATCCGAAACTGAGCCTGCCGACGCCGATCACCATCACCGACGACGGCCGTATCTACGGGCACGCCGCGCAGTGGGGCTCCTGCCACATCGGGCAGGAGGGCGCCTGCATCCAGCCTCCACGTGAGGCGGAGCACCCGTACTACCGCACCGGTGAGGTGGCGTGTGATGACGGCACGCGGGTGGCGGTGGGTCAGATCACCGTCGGTACCGGCCATGCGCCGCTGCACCTGGGGGCGTCTCCGGCGGCTGAGCATTACGACAACACTGGCGCAGCTGTCGCTGATGTGGCGGTCGGCAACGACCAGCACGGCATCTGGGTGGCCGGGTGTGTGCGGCCAGGCGCGGATCCGCTGAAGGTGTACGAACTGCAGGCCGCAGGCCAGGTGTCGGGTGACTGGCGGCGTATCGGCGGGCAGTTGCGGCTCGTCGGGTTGCTGGCGGTGAATGTGCCGGGGTTCCCGGTGCCGAAGATGCGGGCTCGTGTGGCGTCGGGTCAGCCGCAGGCGTTGGTTGCGGCGGGTCGTCCGACGGTCGGTGCGGGTATGTCGCAGCCGGAGTTGGAGCGGTGGGCGACGCGTGTGGTGATGCGGATGCTCTCCCGCAAGGTTCATCCGGGGGGAGGTGACCGCTGATGTGTGGGTGCAACAAGCGGAGGCGCCCTTTGCCGCCTCCTCCGCCGCCTCCGGCCCCTTGACCTTGGGTTTACTGGCCCAGTCAAGATAATTGACGATTGCACAATCGTGTGCTAAGGGCATACCCTGCGCCTGAGGTGCGCTGGCCCAGCCCGGTACCAGCGCACCTCAACACCGGGCACGCAACCAACCACCTCCGACAAGCGTGGAGGCCGACGTGCCCGCCGAGGAACTCTTCAGCGCACCCGCTGACCTCACCCTCATCACCAACGACGACGAACTCCGCGAACTCGAAGCCCGAGGCGTCGCCGAATTCGACCGCATCGACGGCGAATCCGACGTCGACGCCGAAACCCTCGCCTACGCGATGCGGATCCAGCAGGACCTCAACCGCATCCGCGCCGAACTCCGCGTCCGCGAGCTGCGCGCCCAAGAGGCAGCCGCGCTCCAGCAGACGCAGGTCGCCCGGCAGCTCGCCGAGCTTCGCGCCGACGTCCACGGCACCACCAACACTCCGGCGCCAGCCGCACCCGCACAGGCCGCGGTCGACACCGAGGCGATCGCCGCTGCCGCCGCGAGGGGCGCCACGACCGCGCTCGCCGCGATGATGATGGACCGCCGCGGCGGCTCGGTGCGCCCCGAAGAGGTCGCCCGCCGCGCGACCGCCTCCCTCGCGGAGACATCGCAGCACGCACCCGCCTCACAGGTGCCCGCGAAGCGTCTCGCCGTCACCGCGTCCGTCGACATCCCCGGCGTGGCGCACGGCGACGGCATCACGTCGCTGCGCTCCCTGACCGATGTGGTGCAGCGCAAGGCCAAGAGCATGCCGGTCACCAACGACGGCACCGGCAACATGCAGTTGGTCGCCACCGTCCGCAACGAGTTCGAGCACACCATCGACAAGCGCACCTCCCTCAGTGAGGTGGGTGAGCTGCTGCGGCACATGACCGGCCCCGAAAAGCAGCAGGCCCTGGTCGCCGGTGGTGGATGGTGCGCGCCCAGCGAGATTCGCTACGACTTCTTCGACATCTCCTGCGCCGACGGCATGATCGACCTGCCCACCGTCGGTATCACGAGGGGCGGTATCCAGTTCCCCGTCTCGCCGACGCTCGCCGACACCAGCATCGCGAACGCCTTCGGTGGGTTCGCCGTCACCCTCGACAACACGTCGAACCCGTGGCTGTGGACCGAAGCCGACGACATCGCCGCAGCCACCGGTTCGCCAACAAAGCCGTGTGTGCGGGTGCCGTGCCCGACGTTCGATGAGGAGCGGCTGGACTGCTACGGCATCTGCCTGACCGCGGGCAACCTCACCGACGACGCGTATCCCGAAGCCACGCAGCACATGATCCAGCTGCTGATGAACGCGCACTCCCACGCGATCAACGCCCGCCTGATCGCGCTCATGGTGGCCCGTTCCCTCGTCACCGTCACCACTGGCGAGTACGCCGCGCAGGACGCACCCGTGTTCCAGCAGGTCCTCTCGGGCATCGATCTGGGAGCGACGGACTACCGGGCCCGCTACGGCATGTGCATCGACGACGTCCTCGAAGTCGTCGCCCCCTACTGGGTGCGCAACGTCATCCGAGCCGACCTCGCCTGGCGGAACGGCGTCGACATGCTGTCCGTCACCGACGGTATGATCACGCAGTTCTTCACCGACCGGAACCTGCGCGTGCAGTGGGTCAACGACTGGCAGGTCCGCGGCGCCTCCCAGTTCGGCAACGCGACCACGCCGATGACTGCCTGGCCGACGTCCGCGCAGATCATGATCTACGCGGCGGGCACGTTCCTCCACGGCCAGGGCCTCAGCCTCGACCTCGGCGTCGTCCGCGACAGCGTCCTCAACTCCACCAACGACCACACCGCGGCCTGGTCGGAGGAGTGCCACCTCGTCGCCCGCGTCGGGCCCGAGTCCCGCCTGTACACGATCACCTTCAACGTGATGGGCGCGACTACGACGGCTGCTCTTACTGGTGGCGGCACGATCGACGCCTTCCCGAACCTCTGATCCCGGTCCCGAGCTGAGCGAGCAAGGAAGGGTGGTGTACGCCGGTGGCCGGAGCACGCCAGATCGTCGACCCGCCGGCGTTCACCCTGCTGCCGTACGGGCTGTGGGACGCCGTCGAGCAGCGCTCCCCGGGGAATCCGCACTGGCAGCAGGGCGTCACTTGGATCGAGCGCTGCCCCGACGGCGGTACGACGTACGACGAGTGCCTCTCGGTCACCGGCATCGGCGCGCCCCCAGAGCCCGCCGCCAAGGCGGACAACGTCGTTCAGACGGATCGTGGAGCGACACCGTTCACGATTTTCACTGAGTTCGACTGCTCACCGGTCGGGCTGCGTGACGCCGAAACGGTGGCCTCCGATGCGCTCGCGCGGATCGAGCAGTACCAGGTGGAGGCGGCGTTCTGGGCCGGTGCTGTCGGCGGTCAGACGGTGGCTTTCCCACACCTCGCAGCCGACACCGAGGTACTCGACAGTCAGCAGATCGTCCTCCAGCCGGCCGCCACCACCTGCGTGACGGGCGTCGACGCAGCACACGCGCTCGGCGCGCTGGAGGACTGTCTCGCGGACTGCTACGCCGGGCAGGGCGTCATCCATATCCCACGCATCGCCCTGCCCACCTTCGCTGCCTGGGGCCTCGTCCAGGCCCGCGACGGGGCGCTGTTCACGACCGCGGGCAACCGGGTCGTGGTCGGCGGCGGCTACACCGGCAGCGGCCCGGACGGCACAAGCCCGGCAGCGGGTTCCACGTGGATGTACGCGACGGGCGCCCTGTTCGGCTACCGCGGCGACGTGCGCATGCACTCGCCTCGGGACTCCATCGACCGGTCGGCGAACACCATGCGGATGATCGCCGAACGCACGTATGTACTGGCGTTCGAGTGTTGTTTGCTGGCCGCGCACTTCGATCTCGGCGTGCCCACCACCTAGGGGAAGATCATGGCTACCACCTCGACATGCGTCGTCCCGATCAAGGGCACGCACTTCCGTATCGTCGCCCTCGACACCTGCGGCATCCCCGTCACCGGCGCGTCCGGGCTCGTCGCCGTCACCAACTCCTTCGTCAGCGTGGAGTCGGCGGAGGAGTACGAGGACGGCGAGGAGTTCTTCGAACGCAACGCCGCCGGCCAGCCGTGCGTGAACCAGAAGGACGACCCGGCGCTGAAGCGGGTCGTGCTGACGATCCAGCTGTGCGAGATCAACGTGTCCGCGGTGTCGTACATCCTGTCCGCACGCGAACTCGTCACCGGTACGCCAACCACCGGCACAGGTTTCGCCCTGGCCGAGGGAAGCCCCACGAACCGGTTCTCGCGGGAGGTGTGGCAGGAAGTCGCAGGCGCCGGCGCGTGCGACGAGTCCGGCGCGCAGCGGTACATCTACCACGCGTGGCCGAACGTCGGCGCGGTGCAAAAGCAGGCGTACACCATCGAACTCGGCCGGAGCGCGTTGGAGTTCACGGCCGAGACACGGGGCGCTGCCGCGAACTGGGACACCCTGGTCGGTGCCGACTGGCTACCCGCAGGCGAGTTCGTAGACACGGATGAGCACTGGGTGTTCAACGTGACCACGACGCCACCACCGACGGTCGCGTGCGACCCGACCACCCTCTGATCGGAGGGTACGGTGGCGCTCGCCCGGTACAGCGATCAGTTCTGGTTCCCGAACGGGTCGCTGGCAGCCAACGTTGAGGCACGCGTGTTCCCGGAAGGCTCGAACGCCTTCGCTTCCCTGTTCACCGACGCGTCCGGGGCGACACCGCTGGCGAACCCGGCCGCGACGGACGGCACCGGCACGCTCACGTTCTGGGCCGAGTCCGGCACCTACTGGGTCCACCTCGACAGCGAAAGCTTCCTCGTCACGGTGGGCATGTCGCAGGAGCAGGCCGACCTGTCCACCGGCATCGCCTCCGGCGGAAGGCTCACCGCCAACGCACTCGACCCGCAGGCAATCGACATCGCGGCCCTCGATGGATACATCGTCGACTACCTCGCCGACGATCAGGCCACCCCACCAATCACCCGGGTAAAGGCCGCCGCGCAGACCGTGCCACTGGACGCTGGGTCTTTGGCTCGCACGCTCACCTGGTGGCTCATGAGCAGCACGGGTGCGGTGATTCAGCAGGGGCCGGTACCGACCGCCGAGCAGCGTCGGACGCATCTGGTGCTGGGGGTGACCGGGTTCGAAGGCGGCGTGTTGATCCTGGTCTCGTCCCGGCCGGTGATCCTGGGCCAGCCCGCCAACCAGCTGGCGGATCTGATGGACGCGCTGGGTCCTTTCAGTATCTCCGGCAACCAGATCACGCCCAACGGCGCGAACCTGATGATCAATAAGGCGGCTGGGCCGTTGTTTGCCCGGGCGTACAGCCACGGCGTCAGCGGCAACAATCCGCATGTGGTCGATACCCCTGGGGAGAGTCCGGCGCAGTTCCGGTACATCACCGCGACCGGCACGGCGTTCGGGCCGCTGCGGACGACGGTGGATGTCGCGAACTACGACGTCGGTGGTGTGGTGACCCCGATTCCCGGGCCCGGAAGCCGCGCGACGATTCACCGCCTGTGGCTGTCCGGTACTGGTGTCGCATCCGCGCAGCTCGCGGTCCAGTATGGGCAGAGCTTCTACAACAACATCGAGGACGCTGTGATCGCGATCGGGCGCACCGGCCACGTGGTGAACCCGTTGATCCTCGGGACCGGCGCCCTGCTCGCCTATATCGTCGCGCGCCGCGCCGCAACCAACCTGTCCCTTTCCACTGATGCGGTCATCGTCGCTGCTGGCAAGTTCGCCACACCGTAGGAGGACTTGTGCCGGTCATCAACCCCGCCCCACAAGCCGTACCCGGCGGAGCCGGAGACATCACCGGGCCGTGCGCGGACTGGCCCGTCACGTGGACGTGTGACACCTCCACGTTCACTCCGACGATCACCGGGCTCGCGGTGTCGATGGCGACGGAGTTCCTTTGGGCCGCAACAGGCATGCGGTTCGGCGTATGTCAGGTCACGCTGCGCCCGTGCCGCCGCGACTGCCAGACCGGCTCGTTCTACGACGACTACGGACCGCCGTGGGCGGCCTCGTACTATCCGCAGCCCGCGCTGATCGATGGCCTGTGGTTCAACCTCACCTGCGGATCCTGTGCGGGCGACTGCTCGTGCACGTCGGTGTCGGAGGTGCGGCTGCCAGCGCCGGTGAACACGATCGTCGAGGTGAAGATCGACGGTACGCCGCTCGTGTCCGGGGCGTATCGGGTCGACAACAACCGGCTCCTCGTCAGGACGGATGGCGGTGAGTGGCCGGCCTGCAACGATTTGAACCTCGACGACACGGAGGCGGGTACGTGGTCGGTGACGGCCACCTACGGTGAGGCGCTGCCGGAGGGTGCGTCGCTGGCGGTGGGCCAGCTGGCGTGTGAGATCGCGAAAGCCGCGGCGGGTGGGGACTGCAAGCTGCCTGCCGGGGTGCAGCAGCTGGTACGCCAAGGGGTGACGATCTCCTATCCGGATGTGGGTGAGCTGTTCCGGCAGGGCCGCACCGGCCTGTATCTGGTGGACATGTTCATCGCGACATGGAACCCGTACAACCTGAGGCAGCGGTCACGGGTGTACAACGTGGACCGACCCTCGGTGAGGAGGGCCGGGACGTGATCACGGGCCCGTTGAAGTGGTACACCGTCGCCTCCACGCTGGAGCAAGCGGTGTATGCCGAGCTCACCACCAAACCGGATCGTCACGGCGTGGTGCCCGGGTCGATCGCGTGGGACGAATGCGACTGCGGCATCCTCGCCGTGTCCGTCGCGCAAGTCTTCCTCAGCGAGTCGTTCCCCGACCAGGCCGCACGCCCCGTCGGGAACTGCGACGCACCCTATGAAGTCGGCGAGTTCGTCATCCAAGTCGTGCGCTGCGCCCCCAACCCGGAGGATCAGCTGACCGCCCCGACCGTGGCCGAGCTGGACGCGTCCGCGCAGGAGGTGCTGCGGGACGCGTACGAGATGCTGAAAGGCGCCTCGGTGAAGCTGTGCGAGATGAAACGGGACCGCGACCTCAGCGACTTCCTGCTGCGCCCACTGACCGCGCAGGGCCCGTCCGGCGGGTGCGTGGGCAACGAGCTGCGCTTCTACGCTGCACTGTTCCGCAACTGAGGAGCTGTCGTGTTCACCGTGTCGACGAGCTTCGCCCTCAACCGGGGCCGCATCGAGCGGATGCTGCGCCTGCCGGGCGGGTTGGTGTACCGGAACATGGAGCGCCGGGTGCGCCGCGTCGAGCAGGAGGCGATCCGGCGGGCGCCCGGCAGCGTCGGGAGCGGAATCAGGGCGTCGATCCAACGGGGTCCCGGCGGGGAATTCCGAGGAGTGATCCGTAGCACTCACCCGGCCAGCATCTACCTCGTGAACGGCACGAGGCCGCACATGATCTTCCCGCGCCGACCAGGCGGCGTCCTCCGGTTCACAGTTGGTGGACGAGTGGTATACGCACGGTTCGTTTCGCATCCCGGCACCCGACGGAACGACTACCTACGTGACGCGTTGCGATTTGCCCTCTGACCAGCGCATTCGTGAGACAATTGACGCGAGTGGGGCGCCAGTGTTCGAGCACTGACGCCCCTGACCGACAGCCTTGAGTACAGCAAGGAGCGGCCATGGCCGACACTACGGCACCCGTTGCCCGCGTCGTCAAGCAGCGCAAGCGACGTCCGGAGTCCATCAAAGCAGAGCAGGACTTCAAGGCGGCTCTTACCAAGAGAAACGCGATCCTCCTGGAGAGCGCCTACCTAGGGTCGAAGTCGGCGCATCGTGTCAGGTGTGCGGATGGGCACCTATGCACGCCGCGACCGAACGACGTGAAGCAGGGGAAAAGCATCTGCCGCACCTGCAGCATTGCATCACGCAAGCGGCGCCCGGAATCCATCAGCGCTGAGGCGCGGTTCCTTGCAGCCCTTGCAGAACAAGGCGCCACCCTCATGGGCTCCTACCTTGGGTCTAAAAGGACGCATCAGATCAGATGCGCCGAAGGTCATTTGGCCAGCCCCAAGGCCGAGCATGTGCTCGCCGGGGGAAGGGCTTGCCGGGTCTGTTCTGGCCGGGACTCGGACGCTGCGTGGCAGAACTTCCGCACCAGAGTTGAGGAGTTGGGAGGCGCCGTCGTCGAACCAGCGTGGAAGGGAAGCGGTACGCCGCATGCCGTCCGTTGCAAGGAAGGGCACACCAACCATCCGACTCCGAATCGCGTGATGCAGGGCGTTGGCATCTGTCGGACGTGCGCAGGCCGTGATCCGCGCGCAGCAGAACAGCGCCTTGTGGCCCGGCTGGAAGAGTTCGGCGCGGCAATGCTTGACTCGTACCGTGGCATGCTGCCCCGTACCCGTTTTCGGTGCGCTGAGGGTCATGAGTTCGTTTCCATACCTGCCGAGTTGATGCAGGCGAAGAACATCTGCCGCGTCTGTGCAGGTCGGGACGCAGCATCACTCTTGGCCGCCTTCCGGGGGAACGTGGAGGCGCAGGGTGGAACTCTTCTGGAGACAGCTTGGCTCGGCGTACACGAGCCGCACGAGATCGTGTGCGCCGAGGGACACCGACGCCATGTGAAGCCGTCCAAGATAGGGCAGGGACGTCCAATCTGCGCGGCTTGTTCGGGCTACACACCTGAGGTTCTCGCAGCCCGATTCAGCGAGGTCGTAGAGGCGCTTGGAGGGACTCTTCTGGAGCCCTACCGTGGCGCGATTCAGCCTCACCGGATCGTCTGCAGTAAAGGGCACTTGTGTACTCCAACGCCCCACAGTCTCCTCGCAGGGGGTGGCCTGTGTCGGTTCTGCAGGGGGAAGGCATGGGACGCCTTCTACGTGGTGCAGGACGACCTCAACGATGTGATCAAATTCGGAATCACGTCGGGCGACCCGCGCCCCCGGCTCGGGAATCATGAGCGGGACGGCTTCGACCGGGTGGTGCGGGTGCACACGAGCCTTCCGGGCGACACGGCCCCGTGGCTTGAGCGGGCGATCATCTCGGCTCTGCGGGATACGCGTGAGGAGCCCGTGCGTGGCCGCGAGTACTACCACGTTCGCGCCCTGCCGCTGGTGCTCGATCTCGTCGACAACCACCCAGCAATCCGCATAGTCACCTGATGCCGCGTGCGGGTCCGAGGCCCCTGAGTCTCGGACCCGCCCCGGAATGATCATGACAGGGGGGCGCCTACCGTCCCCCCATGACCACACCCACCCGGGACTTCACCCGCAAGCGCGAGCGCCTCACCTTCCGCATCGACGACGATCTGTTCGAGGCCGCCCCCGCCATTCCCGGCGACCTCCTCACCGAATTCGCCGAACGCTACTCGAACGTCGGCGACGCGCCCATCGGACAGCAGCTCAACGTCATGAAGGACGCACTCTCCCTCGTCCTACTGCCCGAGTCCCACGCCCGGTTCACCAAGCGGCTATCAGACGTCGAGCACCCCATCGAGCTGGAGCAGACCGCCGAGGTCGTGCAGTGGCTCATGGAGAGCTACGGCCGGCGCCCTACACAGCCGTCCTCGCCCTCTGCCAGTGGGCCGCCCAGCCCGGAATCTGGCACGAGCTCGACGGACGCGCCGCCGCAGCAGGCATCGATCCCAGCGACTTTCCAGCACACCGCTGGCTGAACTTCTGCTACGCCGAAATGCTCACGCGTCTGAACGTCCGCGACAACGAGAAGCCCGAGGCCGCACGCAAACGGTTCGACGGGCAGCTCCGCGTACGCGCATGGCAGACGCCCGGCAGCAAGCCGGAGGAGTCTGAGCAGCACGACCCGAAGGCGCCATGGTGGTGGAGCCAGGCCGAAGCCGAACAATCCACCCAGGTGTTCATGGAACTGGCCCGCGCGAGGGGGAGAATCTAGATGAGCACCCCTGCCGGAGACGACCTTGTAGGCGACGCGACGATCCGCGTCGACGGCGACACCGACCCCGCGATGAGGGCCCTGCAGCAGTTCTCCCGCGATACCCAAGGGCGCCTGCGTGACCTGCGTGGCCGGTTCGCCTCCGAGTCCCAGGCCATCAACCGGCAGCTCGCCAACAATCCCCCCGTCCTCGATGTCGACACCGGCCCGGCCACCGACGCCATCGATGAGTTCACCCGCGATGCGCAAGGACGACTGAGGGACGTCCGCGGCCGGTTCATACGCGCGGGCGAGGACATCAGCCGAGGCCTCACCACGGCCGCCAGCGGCGGCGACCAGTTCGGGGACACACTGGGCAGCATCACCCGGATTGCCGGGAGGGCCGCGGGCGCAATCGGGATGGCTGCGGGTGCAATCGGGGCGCTGGGCGCGGCTGCGGGATCGGCCGTGCCGCTGCTGGCGGGGATTGTCAGCACGCTTGAGTCCATTGCCCCGGCTGGTGCTGTGGCGGTGTCGGCGATGCTGGCGGTGCAGCAGGCATCCGCTGCCGTGCGGCTCGGCATGGTCGGGGTCGAGGAGGCAGTCACAGCAGCGTTCGACACGTCAAAGGAGGGTGCAAAGGCATTCCAGGAGTCGCTGGAGAAGCTGTCGCCGTCGGCGCGCGCGTTCGCTAAGCAGGTCCGCGAGCTGGCGCCCGTCTTCCGTGAGTTTCAGCAGTCCATCCAGGAGGAGCTGTTCACGGAACTGGACAGCGTCTTGGACAAGGTCGCCAAGGCCACGCTGCCGGTCCTGCAGTCCAATCTGACGACGACTGCGAGCACCATGGGTGGCATGGCTGCCTCGGCAGGGTTGGCGGCTGCTGCTCTCGCCAAGAACGGCACCCTGGGCAAGGCCTTGGAGGGTGCCAACGAGGGGCTGCGGAACCTGGCGGGTGTTCCGGCGCAGGTGGTGACTGCGCTGGGCAAGCTTGGTGTTGCTGCGGCGCCGGCGTTCGACCGGATCACTACGGCCGCTGCTAAGGCGGCGACCAAGATCACTGGCAAGCTGTCTGCTTCCTTCAAAACGGGTGAGCTGGAGAAGTCGATCAACAGGGCTGTGGGTGTCCTGCGTGACCTGGGGCGGGTCGCTGAGAACGTGTTCGCCGTTTTCGGCAACGTCATGGCTCCGGTACAGGATGCTGGCGGCAGTTTTGTTGATGTCCTGTTGAAGATCACTGGGGCGTTGCGTAGGGCGACGGCCAAGGACGTTTTCCAGGATGCGATGCATGCGCTCGCTGAGGTGATGGGCACGCTGGCGCGCACGGTCGGCCCGCTGCTCGGACAGGCCCTAGCGGCGATAGGTCCCGTGTTCACCGCACTCGGGCCGCCCCTTGAAGTTCTGATCAATGCGCTGGGCGATGCACTGTCCCCGGTCATCACCGCTCTCGGTCCGGTCCTGACTGCTGCCTCGGTCGCGGTAGGTGCCCTGGTACGGGCCGTGTCCCCGCTGCTGCCGGTCGTCGGGGAACTTGTCGCTAGTCTGCTGCCCGCCGTCACACCCCTTTTCGATGCCCTGACCTCGGTTTTCGTCGGGCTGCAGCCGGTCATCAGCAGCATCGCTACGGTTCTCCAGCAGGCTCTGGCGCCGATCCTTGCCCAGCTCCCGGCGCTCGTTCAGCCGTTCGCCGACTTGATATCGACGCTGGCCAGCGCGGTGTTTCCGGTCCTGGCTGACTTGGTTGCGGCGTTGGCTCCGGCGCTGGTGCAGATTGGGGCGTCGTTCGGTGAGCTCCTTGCCGCGGTAGCTCCCCTGCTGGAGGTGCTGGGCCGGTTGATCGGTGAGATTTTGGTGGCGATGGTGCCGCTGCTTCAGCCGATCATCGCTACGGTCGGTCAGCTGGCGTCGATCTTCGCGGATCAGTTCGCCTCATTGGTCACGAACGTCCTTGTTCCCGCGCTGCAGCTTGTCACCAACCTACTCCGCGGTGATTTCTCCGCGGCGTGGGAGAGCCTGAAGGGCCTTTTGACGGGGGTGCTGCGGCACTTTGCCAACATCGGCCGTGGTGTCCTCAGTGCCGTCAAGGCGATCGTCACGGGCGTCATCGACTACTTCGTGCAGCTGTTCAACACGCTCATCGGGAACAGCATCGTCCCCGATCTGATCAACGGGATCGTGCGGCTCTTCGCCAGCCTGCCCGGCCGCGCCCTGTCGGCGATCTCCAGCCTCGCCGGGAGCCTCGCCGGCCTGATCCGCAATGCGGGCTCGCGCATGCTGTCCGCTCTGAGAACCGGCATCAGCAACCTGCTGGGGGTTCTGCGCGGCCTGCCCGGGCGTGCACGCTCGGCGCTCGGCAACATCGGCTCGCTGCTGTACAGCGCGGGCCGGGCCCTGATCCAAGGGTTCATCGGCGGCATCAAGGCCATGGCGGGCGCGCTAGTCTCCGCCGCCAAGGACGTCGTGGGTGGGGCCATCGCCGGGGCGAAGAGCCTGTTGGGCATCAGTAGCCCGTCGAAGGTGTTCGCGGAGATCGGGCGGGACACGGGGCGCGGATTCATCAAGGGCCTGACCAGCACCCAATCGCAGATCAAAGCTACCTCCGAACGCGTCATCGGCTCCATCACGAAGGCGTTCCGTGGCCGCAACACCCGCGTCGATGACGTGCTCGTCTCCCTCGTAGAACGCGGCAACAAGCGACTGCAGACGCTCGCGAAGGAACGCGACAAGATCGCCAAACAGATCGAGGCCGCGCAAAAGTTCGCCGCCGGCATCACCTCCCAGGCTGCGGCCACCGGCAGCCTCGGCTCCATCGTGTCCGCGGACTTTGCCGCACCGAAGCTCGTGAAGCAGCAGATGCGTGATGCACTCGCGCAGATCAAAGCATTCACCGCGAACGTGCAGAAGCTCGCGAAGAAGGGCGTCAACAAGGACCTGCTGCGGCAGATCCTGGAGCTCGGCCCCGAGCAGGGCGCTGCGTTCGCTCAAGCCCTGGCCGGGGCGAACAAGGCGACCATCAAGCAGTTCAACAGCCTCAACAAGCAGATCAGCGGCGCCTCGTCCAAGCTCGGGAAGACAGGCGCGGACCTGCTGTTCGACTCTGGAAAGAAGGCTGGCGAAGGATTCCTGACCGGGTTGAAGGCGCAGCAGAAGAAGATCGAGCAGCTGATGCTGGATATCGCGAAGGGAATGCAGAAAGCCATCCGTAAGGCGCTCGGCATCAAGAGCCCGTCGAGGGTGATGGCCGCGCTCGGCCAGATGACCGTGCTCGGCCTCAGCGGCGGCATCACGGCCACGGCGCCAGCCGTCGACCGGGCGATGGCCCGCGTTGCGGACGCCGTCACTTCGGGCGTCCCGGCTCTGCTTGCTCCGCCACGCGCGCTGCCTCGCCTCGACGTGGGCAGCACGCGCGCCACCAGCGCCGCAGCACCGGCAAAGGTGAACATCACGGTCAAGCTGGACAACCACGGCGTCATCGGCTCTCGCATCGAGGTCGAGAACTGGCTCGCTCGCGCCCTCGATCAGATTGCACGCACCGGACGACTCCCCGCCGCCCTGAGGACCGCCTGACATGCCCCTCACCGAGACACTGACCGACGACTTCGACGACAACGTCGTCGACCCGGCGAAGTGGCCGAACAACTACAACACCGGCCCCGGCGGGCTACCGACAGAGACCGGCGGCCGGGCCCGCGTCCCATGCGACACGGGAGAAGCCGCCTACGCATCGGACACCATCTACACGCTGGCAGCCTCACAGGTGTCCGTGCAGAGCTTCCCACCCTCCGGCACCGGCATGGTCGAAGCCTATTCCCAGCTGCTGGTCACATCGAGCACACCAGGCGACCAGGTCATCGCCGAAATCGATACCGCCGCCAGCGTGCTGTCGATGACGCTGCAGGTGGGCGGATTTGACGAGGGCGGCTCCACGATCCCCTACGACTCGACGGACCACGCATGGCTGCGGATCCGCGAGGACGCAGGGACGCTGTACTGGGAGACGGCAGCAGACGGCCGGGACTGGACCACACGCCACACCGATACTTCACCGTCTTGGGTGTCGGATACGGACCTGCAGATCCAGCTGTTGGCGCACTGCTCGCCGGCCGTCACGGGCGGCGGCCCGACGGGGGCGTTCGCCGAGTTCGACAATTTCAACGTCGAACCAGTCTTGCCGGATGGCTACACGGTCGCCGTCGACTGGAACGGCGACGGCGATTTCAACGACACGGATGAGGACGTCACTGCCGATGTGCTGGCCAGTGGGCCAGTCAACTTCCAGTACGGCCGCGACCAGGCCAGGGCCCTGTCCCCGCCACGCGTAGGCACCCTCGGGTTCAGCTTGTGCAACATCGACGGCACGTTCTCGCCGGAGAACCCGGACAGCCCGATCAGCCAAGACATTGCGCCCGCCGCGCCGATCAAAGTGGAAGAGGTGATCGACGACACCCTCTACCCGCTGATGATGGGTCGGATCGACGGGTTCGAGATCGACACCAGCCGCGGGCGGTTTTCCGCGGACATCACCGGCCTGGACGGCCTGGCGCTGCTGCGCGGCACGAACATCTCGACCGGCATCTATCAAGGCCAGCGCACCGGGGCTCTGATCGGGGTCATCCTCGACGAGATCGGGTGGACTGCGCCGCGCGATCTCGACCTCGGGGCCACGCATGTGCCGTGGTGGTGGGCCAACGGTGAGGACGCGTTCGACCTGCTCGCCCAGCTCCTCAGGTCTGAAGGGCCGCCGTCGATCGCCTACGTCGCCCCCGACGGGACGTTCATCTACCGCGACCGCCACCACCGCATCCTCAACGACCGCTCACTCACCTCGCAGGCCGTGTTCGCAGGCGGCACGCTCGACTGCTCCACCGTGCCCGTCACGGGCGCAGCGGGTGTTCCTGCCGGGCATCTCGTAGGGCTTGACTCGGATGCCACGGAGCCCACCTCGTCCAGCGCGTCCGTGACGATCCCCAGCGACGGCACCGTGATCGAAGGGGATCTGCTGCTCTTGGGTGCCGCGATCCCCACCGGTACGGGCTCTTTGACCGTGTCCTCGCGTCGGGGTGACGTCTTCGAGGACTTTGAGGACGCCCAGCTGTCTGTGGAGGTGACCGGCACGTGGTCACGGACGAACAGCGAGTCCCATACGGGGGCGTGGTGTTTCACCAGTGCCGACATCGGCGACGGCCAGACGTCCGACGCGACGGTGACCGTCCCGGCCGGGGCGAAAACTGTGCAGTTCTGGTACCGCGTCAGCTCAGAGCCCAACTTCGACTTCTTCATTTTCCGCATCGACGACGTCACGCAGGCCTTCGCCTCCGGGGAAGGATCTTGGGCGCAATCCGATGTCTACGACGTGTCCGGAGCGCAAACCATCACCTTCCGCTACACCAAGGACGCCACGGTGTCCGAGGGATCCGACGCAGCATTCGTCGACGACATCCAATTCACTGGCACCGGCGACTCCGGGACCTGGACGAGCCTGGGCACCGCGGTCCGTAGCGGCCACACCTCGCAGATGTGGTGGCGCCTCGCCGAAACCACCGACCTCGGGGCCACCGTCACCGTCACCCCCAGCGTCGGAGCTGTCCGCCAGGTCCTCCTCCTCGGCAAGGTCAGCGACGTCGACCAGGACCAGCCGGTCATCGACGCCGACAGCGTCACCGCCTCGTCCACCGGGTCCGGCATCACCACCCCGACACTGCCGGATGTGCCCGTCGGCTCCCGCGAGGTGTCGGCAGTGTGGGACACCCGCGGTGCCTCCGTACCGAACACGGCGTCGTGGACAGCCCCGGCCGGGCAGACCAACCAGATCGGGGCATTCACCACGGATGATGACGGCGCCACGTCCGGCGCGATGGGCGACAGCGACACCAACGTCTCAGGGACGATAGGCGGCCGCCTGTGGACGCCCGACCAAGACGCCATCGGATCAGCGTGGACGGTGGCCGTACAGGCGGCCGTCAGCCAGCAGACCGCGCTCGGCTACTGCGAACCGTTCGAGTACGAGATCGGCTGGCGCGACATCATCAACAACATCACCTTCCCCGTCGACGAGCGCCGCCCGGACGCCGCCCTGTCCGTGGTGTGGGAGTCGGACTCGGCGATATCCCTGGCGCTGGGCGAGTCAGCGACCGTGAAGGTGCAGACGAGCGAGCCCTTCCGTGACGCACAGGACCTCGTCGACGGCACCGACATCGTCTACACCGGCACCGGCGTGCCCGCCGTACTCTTGTCGCGCACCTCGGGCCAGTCGGTGACCATCATCATCACCGCGGCCGGCGGCACAGTGAACGTCTCCCATCTGCAGCTCCGTGCACGGTCGGTACCGGTGGCGCGGACGGTGGAAGTCGCGGCAGCGGACTCGACGTCGGCCATGCGACACGGGCAGCGCACGTATCCAGAGGATGCGCCGTGGGCGAACCGGCACGACGCGTACGCGGTGGCACAGGCCTTGCTCGCGGCCTATGCGGAGCGCAGACCGACCGTGGGCCTGCGAATCGTGTCGGAGGACCTGGCGCACCATCTGCAGATCTTAACGAGGCAGATCTCAGACCTGATCACGGTCCAGCGGAGCGAGCTCGGGCTGGACGCCGACTTCTACATCGAGACGGTCGGGCACACCCTCGCCCGCATGGTCGGCGAGGACACGTGCCCGGGGCCGGTCCACTACGCGGTGTTCCAGTGCGAGCGCTCGGGTGTGGTGGTGCCGGACAATCCGTTCACGTTCGACAAGGCGGGCGCGGGCTTCGATGACGGCGTTTTCGACCCGACAGCATTCGATGACCCGGACGCGGTGTTCATCTTCGACCACCCGGTGCAGGGCCAGTTCGGCCTGGGCCGGTTCGGGACCTGACCGCCGGAATGATCTTCACTGAGGTGGTTCTACCGTCCGTCCCATGGCCCACCTCCTCACCGCCCGCGCCCGCGCCCGGGTCAACCACGGCAGATGGATCGCCGACTGCCCGCGCCGCTACTGCGCCAACGCCGTACGACTCCAGCCCCGGCAGCAGACGTTCCACTGCGCCGGCGAGGGCGGCTGCCAAATGGTCGCCCCCGTCGAGTGGCCGACGGACGCCGAGGAGATCTGGGCGGTGCTGCTGCAACGCCCAGTGCCCAGCACCCGGAACTGGTACCCCGAAGGGCACACCGAGGCGCTGAGGATGGGCCTCCCCCACGGCCAGAGCCCGGACGACCTCCTGGAGGAGACCCGCCGCTACGAGGCCGAGGAGGCGGACTAGTGGCCTGGTCAGCACCTATGACAGCAGTCGCCAACTCGACTTTCACGGCCGCCCAGTTCAACCAGTACGTGCGCGACAACCTCAACGAGACCGCACCCGCCAAGGCCACCACCGCCGGGTCCTACTTCGTCGCTGACGGCGTCAACTCCATCGCCGAACGCTTCGCCACCGGCAACACCGACCTCAACGCCGGCACAACCACCTCCACCACCTTCACCGACCTCACCGGCGCCGCCATCGGACCCACCGTCACGGTCACGACCGGACCCATGGCCATCGTCTTCATCCATGGCCAGATGGGAAACTCCGGCACCGGCTCCGCGCGCATGGCCTACGACGTATCCGGCGCCACCAGCATCGCCGCTGCGGACAACCGCGGGAACGGCGTACTGGGTGTGGCCGACTCCACCGTGGCGACTGGCACGGCCGTCCTGCACTTCGGCGGTGTGGCCCTGACTCCGGGATCCAACACGTTCACCGCGAAATACAGGGTGTCGTCCGGGACCGGCACCTTCTCCGCCCGCCGCATCGTCGTGCTACCGCTGTAGGAGGAATCGTGGTCTGGACAGCACCCATGACTGCGGTGAGCGGCAGCGTGTACACGGCCGCCCAGTTCAACACTTTCGTCCGCGACAACCTGAACGAGACGGCGCCCGCGAAGGCCACCACGCCTGGCGCCTACTTCGTCACCACGTCACTCAACGAGATCACCGAACGAGTCGGCGCCCGGGAGACCCTCGCAACCTCCGAGACCACCACGTCCACCAGCTTCACTGATCTGGCCACCATCGGGCCCGATGTGACGGTGACGACGGGAAGCCTGGCGCTGGTCATATTCGGCGCGGAGCAGAGCAACTCTGGCACTGGATCAACGCGGACGAGCGTGGATGTGTCTGGCGCCTCGACGATCGCTGCCGCCGACATCCGGTCACTGACGCTGTCAGGTGGCACCGCAGGCGAGACCATCCAGGCCTCTCACGCGGTGTTCTACGACGACCTGACCCCAGGTTCGAACACTTTCACGATGAAGTACCGGGTCAGCTCAGGCACGGGAACGTTCAGCCGACGCCGCCTGATCGTGCTGCCCTACTGAGAGGAACACCCCCTGATGGGAACCGTGTGCAAGTTGTACCGCGACACCCCGCAGGTCATCCCGCCGAACACGTGGACGCTGCTCACGTTCGACGAGGTACTCCGCAACGACTTCGGCATGGCCCGCGACCTGACGCTGATCGTGCCACCGCAGGACGGGGACTTCATCTGGGGCCGCAACGTCCGCTGGGAGTCCGTCACCATCCCCGATGGCGACGCCCGTCCACGGCAGTTCATGAGCAGGTTCATCCGCGACCCGCACGGCGTACGCGACGACACCGGCGCCGCCGACGGCACTGACACCCCAGGCCGGGACTGGCAGACGACCACCTGGCTCTTCAAGGGATACGAGGGCGTCCCGATCGGGGTGGGGGTGTGGCACGACCACCATGAGGCCGCGCTCGTGGGACATGCCCAGTTCGTCGCCCAGACGAACGACTACTGAAAGGGCCGCAGCGCCATGGCTCCGCCCCTGTCTGCAGATTGCTTCCTTGCCGCGCTCAAGGCCGAGGGGGTGCGTGTCGTCGAGGTCGGCGATTGGCGCACCCACAACCGCAACAGCGTGGGCGCCTGGGGGCCGGTGCATGGGGTGATGATCCACCACACCGTCACCTCCGGCACCGACACCTCGGTACGCATCTGCCGCGACGGCTACGCGGGTCTGCCCGGCCCGCTGTGCCACGGCGTCATCACCAAGGACGGCCGTGTGCACCTCGTCGGCTACGGCCGCACCAACCACGCCGGCCTCGGTGACGACGACGTGCTGAAGGCGGTCATTGCGGAGACACCGCTGCCCGCCGACAACGAGGCGAACACCGACGGCAACGCACGCTTCTACGGCTGGGAGGCGGTCAACCTCGGCGACGGCGAAGACCCGTGGCCCACCGAGCAGATCGAAGCGATCGTCCGCGCGTCCGCCGCCCTGCTCCGGGCGCACGGCTGGAACAAGGATGGCTCCGGCGTCATCAGCGTGATCGGCCACAGCGAGTGGCAGCCGGGCAAGGTCGACCCGCGCGGGCCCGGCATCACGATGCCCGACATCCGCGCCCGCATCGCCGAGCGACTCAAGCACCCCGCGTCCTGGTCACCGCCCGGGCCGGATCCGGAGCTGCTGACTGTCGAGGAGCGGCTGACCGCCCTTGAGGCGCGCGTCGCCAAGCTGGAGAACCCGAACACCGGAGAGGACACCGAATCGTGAGTAGCCCACTGGACGGACGAATCCGCGCGCTGGCCCGCGAGGAAGCAGCCGAAGCCATACGAGGCATCGGCGTCACTACCGCGCCCGACACGCAGGGCCTGCAGCAGCAGATCACCGACCTCCACGAACACCTCCACCACGCCGCCACCCTCATCAGCCGACTCGAAGCACGCCTCGACGCACTGGAAGCCGCAGCGGCGGGACCGGCCAGCGCCGACACCCCGGTGGGGGCGACGGCGGAGGCGCCGCGGAGTCGCGCCCGGCGGAAGACCAGCGAGACGTGAAGGTCGTCGTATACCCGGCGGACCGTTTCGGGTGCGGGCACTTTCGCATGATCTGGCCCGGCAACGCGTGCGCCGCGGCTGGCCATGACGTGACCGTGGTCGGGCAGGACCGGCGGGCGGTCCGTCTCGTCATGGAGGGCGACCTCGTCAAGGACGTCCTGGTCGAGCCGGGCGTGGACGTGGTGGTGATGCAGCGGGTCACACACGCCTACATGGCGCAGGCAGTCGGAGTGATGCGGTCGAAGGGGATCGCGGTGGTGGTCGATGTCGACGACGACCTGTCGTCCATCCATCCATCGAACCCGGCGTGGGCGATGCATCATCCGGGCAACGAGGGCAAGCGACGCGGTGGTCAGGTACACCATCACTCGTGGCGCCACCTCGCCCGGGCATGCCGGGACGCCACGCTCGTCACCGTCTCCACCCCAGCCCTCCTCAACGTGTACGCCAGGCATGGCCGCGGCGCGCTGTTGCCGAACTACCTGCCCGACTACTACTACGGGCTGCTCCGCGCGGACTCGGACGTGATCGGCTGGCCCGGCTCGTACCACTCCCACCCCAACGATCCTGAGAGCGTGGGTGGTGCGATCGCCCGCCTTGTCGACGAGGGCGCGACGTTCGTGATGCGCGGCGACAGCACGGGCGCGGGCCGTGCGTTCGGGCTTGCGGCGGATCCGGTCGGTGGGGGAGTGCCGATCGAGGAGTGGCCGCGCGCGGTCGCCTCGTTGGGGATCGGGATCGCGCCCTTGGCGGACACCCGCTTCAACTCGTGCAAGAGCTGGCTGAAGCCGCTGGAGATGTCGGCGTGCGGGGTGCCTTGGGTGGGCTCGCCGCGGGCCGAGTACCAGCGGCTGCACGCGCTCGGCGCTGGCGTGCTCGCAGACCGGCCGCGCGCCTGGCATCGGGAGTTGAAGCGGCTGCGGGAGTCGGCGGCGCTCAGGCAAGAGTTGTCGGACGCCGGGCGCGCGGTGGCCGAGCGGTTGCGGCTGCGCGACCACGCCTGGCGGTGGATGGATGCCTGGAGCCACGCGTACGAGGTGCAGCAGGCTACGCGGCGCGCACAGGTAGCGGTGTAGCCGCGATCGGCGTCTCGCGTACGTCACGCACCCACGACACCCCGCAGGCCAGACACAGCTCGTGCGGGTCGGTGTACACGAGGCTGGTCGACAGGCAGAGCGGGCACTTCGCGCGGGTGCGGACGCGGCGCAGCTGGTTGCGTTGGTAGGTGGTGGTGCCTCCCCAATACCCTTCGGCGCCGTGCAGCATCGCCCACGCGAGGCACTGGGTGCGCACTGGGCAGGTGCGGCACCACTGCTGCGCCTCGGCGACACCCTCGTCGGTTTCGGTGTCGGGGATGAAGTCAAAGTCCGCGGTCGCGCACGGGGCATCCCCCTGCCAGGCGACGTCATCGGCGGAGAAGAAGTCGACGATGCTCATCCGCCGTCTCCTAGGGGCAGGGGGTGCCGTCGGCGACCACCCACACTGGCGCCCCGTTCTCGCCGAGGCAGGGCCGGATCCGGCCCGCCTTCTGGAGCCGCTTGCAGGAGAGGTAGACGGCGTCGCGGTCGTGGCCGGTGCGGGCGGCGAGTCGGCTGCGGGAGTCGATGCCGGCGGCTATGAGGGTGTAGACGGTTTCGTCGCGTTCGGCGACTTGGGGGTCGCGGGGGCGTCCGGGGCGGCGTGTGGTCTCCTGCATGACAACCTTCCATTCGGTTGGTTGGTCGGCTGAAATTTAGTATGCGGCCGGTGTCAAACAGTCGGAACGGCCCCTCCTGCCGACTGGCGGGAGGGGCGTTCTGCTGCGTCCACAAACGAACGTCTGCCGACACCGGACGCCCGACTCGGCTTCCCCGGTGCCGATGTGACGTAATCCCGTGTCCTTAACTATGTCGCGCAAACCACCTATTGAACTACACTGGATTCATGAGAATTGGATACGGGCGGGTCTCCACCCGCGACCAGAACCCTGACGCACAGGAGGACGCCCTTCGAGCCGCCGGCTGCGACGAGGTTCTCGTCGACAAGCTCAGCGGCAAGCTCGCCTCACGGCCCGAGCTCGACAAGGCGCTGATGATGGCGCGCGAGGGAGACCAGTTCGTCATCACCAAGCTCGACCGGCTCGGCCGCTCCCTGAAGAACCTCATCGAGCTGTCCGAGCAGCTGCAGGCGAAGGGCGTCAGCCTCGTCGTCTTGGACCAGGGCATCGACACCAGCACGCCCGTGGGTCGCATGTTCTTCCACATCCTCGGCGCCATCGCCGAGTTCGAGCACAGCCTGATGGTCGAGCGCACGAAGGAGGGACTGGAAGCCGCGCGGGCCCGCGGCAGGAAGGGCGGGCGGAAGGCGGTACTCAAGCCCCGGCAGGTCACCCTCGCACAGCAGATGTACGACGAGCTCGGCGAGGACGGCAAACGCAAGCACACCGTGCAGGACATCGCCGACGAACTCGGCGTCGCCCGCACCACCATCTACCGCTATCTGGAGCGCACATGACCGTCCATGAAGACCTGGCCAAGGGAGTCTGGGAAGACATCCAGAAAGATCACAGGGCTGCCGCCGCGATGTTCAAGCTTCGCAATCGGCACATCCGCGGGGAGATGGATGAAGGCGGCGTTCACGGGACGGGCTACGCGGACTCCCTTGGTAGCTCGGCTCGCTACAGCCCGGAGAAGTGGCCTCTCCACCAGCACGCAGCCTTCGTACAGCTCCACTCACTCATCGGTGCGGGTCAAGTGACCTACACGTACATCAGTACGGGGGGCACGCCAGGTCCGGACGCGGATCGGATCGGCAACGCGCAGAAGCTGACCCAAACTCACGACCGCTTCACTGCAGAACTCGACTTGGAGCAGAACGGAGCCGACAGTGACGGGACACTCAGATGGTCGGGTCCGCTACGCGTGAGCCGCCCGACGGGGAGCTTCTTCTATCCGAGCGCATGCAGGAACGCAGAGCAGTCGGTCCTGGTGTACCCGACAGAAGCCCCCGAGGGATCGGCCCCTCTAGAGGTTGGGGACTCGTGGCCTTCCCGGACCTTGATGCACCTCTATCAGTACGGTGCCGTGGCTCGGTGGCCTTACGGGTCGAAGCTGATCTGCCTCTTCCTCAACTTCAACCGTCTCTTCTGACCGTCGCCTGCCACACTTGCGGGTGAGCCCCTCGCTGCATCCCCCGCCGGCGAGGGGCCTCTGCCATCCTGGCGCCATGACCCACGAAGAGCAGCCCCAGCAGGCGAGCGACGACAACCTCGACGACATCCCGGACATCGAAGGGGAGGCGCCGCCAGTCGGCGAGTACCGGCTATCGACGCGCTGAACGGCCTACGCGTCTGGCCCCCGTCGTCTGCCCTTCGGGGCGGGCGTCGGGGGCCATTTCGTCGTGTCCGGGTCAGTCGGTGAGGCTGACCTTGACGCTGTACCCGTGGTCGGTCTGCTCCCAGTCCCCGACCACCGTCCAGCCAGCAGCCTGCAGGACGGCCTCTGCGGCGTCCTGGGCGGCGGTTTCGTCGCAGTCCGAACCGGCGGACACGGCAAGAACGGTGGCGCGCACCGGCTCGATGCCGCCAGCCTTGTCCTCGGTGACGCTGATCTCGCACCGTTCCCCATTCAAGGTGAGGCTGGCGTCCGTGGTCAGCCAGGCGGTGAACTCGCCCGACTCCATCGCGGCGAGGAGTTCGCGGCCACGGTCGGCGATGCTCTTCACTGTGGGGGCGGCCAGACCGACCTTCCGGGAGAGAACCGCGTTGCCGCCCCGGCCCATGGCGTCGATGGCCTGCGCGAAGGCGACCTGCCGCGCGACGGTGGCCTCCTTGTACGCGACCTCGGCCTTCAGGTAGTTGGCGTGCGCCTTCTCCGCCTGCTCCTCGGCCTGGGCGCCGGTGTCGTGCCGGTTGACGATCTCCCAGTAGGTGTCCGAGTCGATGTCGTCCACGCTGTCCTGGACGCCGGCGTCGGCCAAGTCGTCGAGGATCGCGTCGAGGTCGAACCCGGCGGTGTCACCGTCCATGGTGAGGCTGACCTGGTGGGCGATGTCGGTGCGGTTCATGGGTTCCCCCTGGGGCGGTGGGAGGGCTTCTGCTTCCCTCCCGACACCCATAAGATTAGGGGGTACCTAAGAAGAAAGCAAGGGGGGTCCTAAGAATGGCGAAACGATCCAGACGACCAGACGGCGCGGACGCGGACGGGCTTGTCACCTGCCTCGCGTGCGGTCAGCGCTTCCGCTCGCTCGGTCCGCACCTCTACCGAGCCCATCAGATGGGCGCCGCCGAGTACCGCGCAGAACACAACCTCCCTGCCAGTGCCGCCCTGATGGGCACCTCCACCCGGCAGGCACTCTCCGACGCCCGCCGACAGGCCATGCAGGAAGACCCCAGCCTGGTGAGCAGGATGCGGGCCGCCGCCCCGCCCCCGGAGGAATTGGCGCGCCGGTCCGCCGCGGCCCGGGCCGGAACGGATGGCCTGCCCTGCGTGCGGGCTGCCCGTCGCCGTGGGGCGCAGGCAACCCAGCCCCGGACTGTGCAGTCCCGTCGCGAGCAGATGGATGCTGTCGCGCGTGCGGCGGGCTACTCATCCATGGCGGACGCCGTCGAGGCGACGCGAGATTTGCCGTCCCGTCAGGCGGCGGCTCGGATTGGAGTCGGCGCCTCCACGGTCAAGCGGTGGCGGCAGAAGTCGGCGCGGCAACCGGGCCCCACTGTGCCGTAGTCGACCCGCGATGAACCCACTGAAGACACCGCATCACGTCACACTGGCCGTGGCGCCCGTCTCATCCCCCCGTCGAGGCGGGCGCCGCATCGCGCGGCCCGGTTGTCGGTGGCGGGTCGTAGGCTGATCCTCATCTATCAGTCCATGCTGGCTGCGTGAGCTGAGCCCCGCACCGCCTCCTGGGTGCGGGGCGCTCGCACGTCAGGCCGCCAGGCTGGCTGCGACGGGCCGTCGTACGGCCGCCGTCCACTCCGCCACCAGCTCCCAATACAAGGCCCGCTCCACGTCCGTGAACGGCCGACCCCACGCCGCCTGCACTAGGGCCCGGATCTCCGCGTTCACGACCGCAGGAGGGCGCACACGACCCAAGGTCGGGGGGTTGGGGAACATGCGAACAGCCTAGCGACCGGTGCCCGAAAGTACCCGCCCAGACTGCACCCACGCCCTAGCGGGGCGCAGCTGCTCCCCCGACGCGCGGCGGGTCACCGCACCAAATCCGCGAGAGACACACCCAGCGCGTACGCGATACGGAGCAAGCTGTCGAGGACCGGGCTCTGATGCCCCTGCTCGATCCGGTTCACCGCCTGACGGTCCATCCCCGCGAATTCGGCGAGACGCTCCTGGGTGAGGTTGGCATGGAGACGCGCGGCACGGATTCGCTGGCCGATGGCCCGGCGGCGGTCGAGGACCCAGTCGTCGGGCGGTGGAGCAGATGGCACCCGCCAACGCTGGCGTGATCAACTTCCGGTGTCTGTATCGTGCACCGTACATTCCTGGATCAGCAGCGCGCGACGACTCACCCAGCCGCGGGCCCCGAGACCGGCCGGCCGCCGTTCGCCCCCCAGGCCCGGCGGCCCGGCCGTAGCGGCCCCCAGCCTTCGGGCTGGGGGCCGCTACTTCCAATCGATCTGAATCGTGTCCGTGTCGAAATACGTCCCGCCAGGCAAACGCCCCTTACGAGCCGTGTGCAACGTCACCGTCATCAGGTACGACACCACCGCCCGCTTCCGCGACAGATCCAGCCGATTCCACTCGGCCTCGACATCCTGAGCCCCCACCAGCCCGGCCACGGGATTGGCCTCGACCGCGCGAGACAGAACCTGCTCCGCCCGCTCCTTGCGCGCCCTGGCTGCCGCAGACGCAACCCGCCACTCCTGCAGATCCATCGCCCCAGCGCCAAGCTCCTGCGCCAGCTGGTCAAGCATCTGCCGGGCTGCCCGCAGGTCCTTCTGCGCGCCGCGCACATCAACTGGCTCTTCCCTCGCGGCCAGGAGGTCGGCAGCGTCATCCCGCGACAGCCGATCAACGATGAGCAGCTGCACGAAGTCGTCCAGCGGCTCCGCCTTCCGCACCACGTGCTTACCTTCCCGGCAGCCGTACGCGATCAGGTGACGCCGCCCAGACCTGTTACTGGTCATGCACCGCACCGTGGCCCCGCACGGCCCGCACAGGTACAGCCCGGAGCCCAGATACTTCCGCTCGTTCCCGGGCGTCGTACGCCGCTCAGGATCACTCAGGATCGCCATCAGGCTCCGCCACGTCGGCTCGTCCAAAGCGCCCGGCCAGTTTCCCGGGCCGGCCTCCTTGCCGCGGTGCACGAGGATCCCAGCGTTACGGGGACGCCGCAGCATGGTCCCGACCTCCCCCCCTTCCCAGTCACCACCCGTGCTGGTACGGACGGGCGGATCCATCGCGTTCCACTCAGCAGCGATAGCCCGCATAGACCCGCCCGCGAGGACGGTGTCTGCGGCCTCACGGATCCGCTGGAACTCGCTGCCCTCCGCGACGGCGGCGGCCTGCTTGCACTGGCGGCACGAGAACCACGTGTAGCGGCCGTTCGGCGCGTCGCAGTGGGTGCAGGTCCACCCGTTTATCTTGTCGTCTCTGCCGCACTCCTGGCATTTGATCGCCATGCGGAAGTCGTCCGGGCTGTCGAGCCCGCATGGCAGGCACACCAGCGAGCGGGGCGTAACGCCGTCTGCTTCATAGCCGAAGGGGCGACGGCCGCCGAAGAACTTGCCGTGCGCGGCCATCTCGTCCCGCTTGCGTTTCTGCCGCTCCACCATCCGCTCGACCTCGTAGCGGGCTTGCACGCCGAGCTGCCGGGCGATCATCCGGCCCGTGGCCGTGGACAGGTCCAGGCTGCCCGCCTTGACGGTGCGGGTCTGTACGGCGCGGGGCTCGCATACGTCGATGTACTCCTCCAGCTCGGCCGGGGAGCGGTGGAGGCGGTCGGTGTGCCAGGCGAGGACGATGTCCGCGTGGCCGGCGCGGAGGTCGGCGAGGAGTTTCTGGTAGCCGGGGCGTGGTTTGCCGCTGTAGGCGGACAGGTCGTTGTCGCTGTAGACGGCGACGACCTCGATGCCGATGGTTGCGGCGAGGGCTTCGCAGTCCTCGCGTTGGCGGCTGATGCCGAGGCCGGCGCCTTCTCGGTCGCTGCTGATGCGGCAGTAGATGATCGCGCGGGTGGGCACGACGAACGGGTCGATGGGCATGCTTCAGACTGCCACGCTAAGACTGCATCTGTCTCCGATTCGCTAGATCGAACCCATGGAGAATGCAGTCTTAAACCCGCTGGTCCAGGGCCTGCGACCTCATGTGGGTCAGCTACCGCCGGGCCAGTTCTGCATCAAGCCGTCTCTCAAGACCCGCGGGAACAGATCGCGCAGCTCATCCCCGGCCTGCTCGCTGACGTGCTCCTTGGACGCGAGCCACACGAGCGTGCCCTCCTGCTCGACACAAGCGAAGGCCCGGCCGCCGGGAAGACTGGGGCACAGCTCCACCTGGATCTCTGGCTGAGGCTGTGTGTTCTGGTCGCTGCCGCTCTGCTGGTTGGATACCTGGTTCGCCATTCGCATTCGCCTCCCTGCTCACGACCGCGCACTCATGCGTGAGCCCGAACACGTGGTCGAGGTGCTCCGTTTGCGCCCCCCAGGCGGATCACCGACTGTGCCACAGTGACCCAGGTGTGACCAGAGTGAATCAGGGAGTAACCGAAAATCGGTACTATTAGTCCGAATTTTCGTCACTCTGTGTACGCCTGCGGGCAAAGGTCTCGGCAATGTCGGCAAGTTGACGACGATCCTCGTCCGACATCTCCTCAGCCCGCGCGACGATGATCCGCGTCGTAAGGTCTTCGCTCCACACGGCAGACGAGTCAGTCGCCGGGTCGTAGCCGAAGAACTGCCGGGCCGCTGCAGCCTTGACGACTCTCGCGGGCAGCTCGTAGCCGATCGCGATGGCCTCCAGCAGATCCCGCCTAGGCGGGTCGACGGACTTACCGCCCTCCACCTTCGAAAGCCATCCGAACTTCGCCTGCGCGCCGCTCTTGGGGTCGACGGCGCGCGCCTCCATCTCGCGCAGGCTGCGGCCGAGCTCGGCGCGTCGCGCCTTGAGAAGGTCCATGAAGTCGGTCCGCTGGTCAGAAGACATGGCCTGCATTCTGCACCCTCCACGTGTCCGCGCGACGCCCGCCGTCTACGTTACGACCCTTGATCATTAACCAAATCCCAGGTCACCGCGCGCAACCGTTCATGCGTCACCACAAAGTGTCTACGTAAACACCATCAAGACGCTATCCCTGTCGGGTCGGGTTGGCCAAATCTTGCAAACCCCGTGCGCTTCCGTAGACAGAGTGTCTACGCAGGTGTACTGTCGACCTTGTTCACCCAAACGCACACTACGTCTACGGAGGAGATACGTGCGCCCCCAGCAAAACCCCATGGTGCTCGTGAGCCCTGACCGGCTGGTCATGCTCATGGAACGCACCGGTGACGGTCGCGAAGTCAGCGTCCGAGACCTCGCCGAAGCAGTCGGTTGCCACCCCAGCAAGATCGACGCCCTCCGCAACGGCAGGCGCAGGACGGCAACCCAGGCCGAGGCTGACGCGATTGCCAAACGTCTTGGAGTAGACCTCCTCGTCCTCTGGCAGCACACCGGCCGCACCACCCCGGCCCCCGAATCCGAAATGCCCTCCCTTACTGCGGTGCCGGCATGAGCGGGACACCGAAGTTCTCCCGCGCCAAGGCGGAGCGAACGCTCGGCCCCGCGGCCATCGAAGCCGCCCGCCGTGTCGTCGCTGCCGCACCGCCCCTCTCGCCGGAGCTGCGGGAGCAGGTACGGGCGGTTTTCACGTCGGCTCGCGTTGCCCGGCTGGCGCCTCAGTCAGCGGCCGACGCCGCCTGAGCCCATCAACGCCGAAGGGCCGCCCTCCTTGCCCGGCTGACGGCCCCCGACTCGGCAACCCCAACCCATCTGGAAGGAGAGGTCACCGTGACCACTCAGATTACCGACTCGATGTCCATGGCGGTCACCGCCTTGGACGCGATGGACAACCATGCCGCCCTCGTCCGCGAGGTGGCGATGCGGCTGCTCAGTGAGCACGCCGGCGGTCTGCCGGAGCTGATCGGCGTCCGCATGAACGCTGGCGCCAACGGCCCTCGTCTGACTCTCCAGCCGCGTACGAACGAGGCCGCAGCGCAGTGGGCGCAGGCGCTCGGGGTGACGCTGACGGAGTCCTTCGCGGGTGACCGTGACGGCTCACGGCAGTGGCACATGAGCGGCGATGTGGTCGTGGACGGTGTGCGGGTGCATGTGGGTGCCTGCGAGTGGGTGCCCTCCTGCACGGAGGAAGAGGACGTGACGCCGCAGGTGGAGAAGCTGCGGGCGCTCCTCGCCGGGCAGCGTGCGGCGCTGGAGGACCCGCACGACGGGCCGCTCGCGCACCGGTACCGCGTGGGCCGCGACCTGCCCGAGACGGGCGGTGCGAAGTGACCGCGCGCATGAACCTCCGCGACTACGACGTCATCCTCGTCAACTCCAGCGCGGGCAAGGACTCCCAAGCGATGCTCGACTACGTCGCCGAACTCGCCACCCGCGCCGGAGTCAGCGACCGGATCGTCGTTCTACACAACGACCTCGGCCGCGTCGAGTGGCCCGGAACCACCGAGCTGGCCCGCGAGCAGGCGGAACACTACGGGTTCCGCTTCGAGATGCGGCACCGCACGCAGGGCCTGCTGCTGGAGCAGATCCGCCAGCGCGGCAAGTTCCCCTCGTCGGCAGCCCGTTACTGCACGTCTGACCAGAAGCGGGCGCCTGGCCGGAAGCTCATCACCGAACTGGTCAAGG